CTATGACAACGGTTAATGACGAAAAGTCCATGTCATTACACAATCCACGGTGTACTTTGTATGCACGAGAGAGTGAATGGTATGGCAAGCCATGAACGGGACTGCCATCCCGTTCGCAAAAGTGGTAGTCCCGTTCCTCCCCAATTCAGTGTGAGAATAAGGAGGATCTATGGCGATGCCTGTTCTCAAGGAGAAGTTCAAACCTCCACCAGATCTACCGCTACCCCCTCGTGGGAAATGGATTGAGCTGGATGAGAAAGAGGAAGCGCCGCCACTTGCGAGTGATGGCAATGTGGTTGCGATCTGGAAAGGTCGTAAGCCTAGCAAGATCCTGACCCCTGCCGAGCAGGGAATCAGAGATATCTGGAGTCAGATTCTTCTCAAGGAATCTGCCCAGTTTGCTGAGCAACCAAGGCTAGCAACTAGCGGAGATGCTGTCGTCGAAGATGACAGTGAGTACCTCGCTGCATGTCTGGCCCACATCACACCGATGGGACTAACAAGTGTAGTACAAACTGGCGGGTTTGGCCTGCATGGTGTCCCTCACAGGATCGATCGTATCAACTTGGACGAACCATTCGATGTCCGTAAATGCGGGCAGGTTTGTACCTGGGTAGGGTTCACCCAATCTGAGAACCCGGCAGCGTGGGCTGCTGCTGCTGTTCGTGCAAGACGTAGGACTATGCGTTCCAGGCATGTGCGTGCACGACACAACAAGCCCGAGTCCACAGCGTACCAGAATCTAGCTGTTATCGGTGAGTATACCAGACCGCCAACCGTGGAATGGTTCTTGAACCATCCGGATGGTCGGTATGATCATCGATACCAAACTCCTTGGCCGGTGGGTAAGTATGTGTTTGGTCATGCGAATGATGCAACCGCTGCTCTCCATCAGAACAAGGAGAAGTACTACGGTGAGTGGTACTCCTCACTCTCGAAAGGAGATCGTTATCTTCTAGACCAAGGGAAGAACGACCCCTACCTCGAAGAAGAGGACATCAAGATTCGGAACGATCTACTCAATGAGATTAAAACCCTCATGAGTTGGGCATTCGATGATCGGCTAGGGTTGAACAAGCCCGAGCCTGCACTCGCACCAACAGAAGAAGTGCTTGATCTCCCTGCTTGTGTAGCCCATGGATATGGATCGATGATCAATACCCTGGAGCATGAGAAGAAAGAGGCGTCACCAACTGTGGTGGAAACGGAGAAAGGTAATCCGTTGGTGTGCGTTCCTGTTCAACCAACCGTTGAACAGACCGAACCAACTCCTCTAGCTGCGAACGAGCCGTGGATAGAGGGAGAGTTCGAAGAGGTAGATGAGGTGAGTGATCCTCCCTCTGGTCAACAACTGCACAACACCGAGGTCTCGGTTAGTCAGGACCAGTTCCTTGTGAACATCACTCTTGGTGGCACTGTCCGTGGGGACCTGCATTCACCGAAGTTCTTGGAAGAACTGGAATCGGTACACATCCCGAAAGCCAGAGCTTACTTGGACATGCTCGTCAACTGCAAGCTCAGTGCTGAGATGTTGCAGTATGGTTCACTTACTGCTGCCATGGTAACCAAAGATGTAAACATCGATGGCATCATGGATGATGCAGAGATCGAGATGGAAGTGGAACGGGTACCGAAAGGTATACCGTATGTCTCGGTCAGGAAGGAAGACGGAGAAGTCAGGCTGTGGTACCACTCCGATCTTTATACCGAAAGTAATAAAGGTCGGCTGTATCCGCTTGATGAGTACGGATTCCGTCCGCTCGAAGAACAACGGCGTCGGCTTCAGCAACGTGGCTACAACCGAAAGGTCCGTCGCTACTATCAGATGAATCCGAGGGAGTACCGTAGTCCCCACTACGAGTACAACAATCCCGATCGCTATCGTGTGTGGGAACGCTACGCTCTAGAAAAAGCGGAAGTAAACCGTATCCAAAGGTTGGAGCGGGCATACACCGAGGAGTACGATGCGTACCTACAGAAGCGAGAGAAAGAGAACCGTATCGGACAGGAGATTCACAGTCTCCGAGCCATCGGCCTCAAGCAAAGGGAGATGCGTCGTCACTTCTTCAAGCAGATCCGCGAGTACAATCGCGCGATGCAGTGGGTGACCAACACGAAGAAACGTATTCGAGTGAACCTCGAAGTGCGTAAGCTTCGTGAGATGAAGGCGAAGAGGGACAAGGCCAAGACTTCATTCTTGAAGAAAGCTCGTCATGCGAAAGCACGATGGCTCCTCAAGTTGAAAGGGAAACCTATCCCGTTGTTCCTTCAAAAGCCAGAGGTCAAGCCATACACGGAGAGCGTGTACTTGACTCGCCGTCCAACAGCGAAGAAATCTGGTGTCGTAGCTCCGAAGACTGGGAGCACGCCGAGTAAACCAGCAATCGTGATACCCAAGGCAGACAACGTGGTCGTGCTCGACAACGTTCAGACCCTCCATAAACTCAAGTCAATGCGAGAGCACTTGATTGTCAAGGGCTTGCATGATCTGAAGGAAGTGCTTGAACATGAACAGCTCATCACATCCTGCTTCCCCGAACTAGAGCGGGCAGAGCGTACGCTAGTGATCGAGTCGATCCCTATCGTCCGTCCTATTGCTGAGATCGAGGAGAGGATACGCACACCCGAGGAAAAACCTTGGTATCTCAAGGTAGCGATGTGAGTGTAGTGCTACTGCTGACTTGAAACCTCGGCAGTAACAGGTGCAAATCCTGTTCACGCATTCATCTGGGATGCACGGCAGCGGTCGAGTGGTAACGCCGACTGTGCCTGCCGTGCATGCCGCACTAGCGTAGGCTAGAAGGAATTGTTAAACCAGATAGAGGAGAGATCCAATGTCAACTGGGTCCCGCCATCGGTTCCGAATCAAGATGAGACCGGGACCTGGTGGTAAGAACATTCCGTGGATTCAGCAACAACTGTTCGGCTTTCTCTGGTGGCGTTGGTGGGAACCCGTTCACTATCGTGAACGTTCTGTGAAAGCTGAGATTGTTGAACTCCACAAGCGAATCCTAGAGCTGATACCCGAGTTGGAAGACGCCAGGAAAGACCGGGATCGTGCTCAACAGGAAGTCGACAAACACAATCCTGATCGAGGAGTGAGTAAACCATGGCTAGGTCCGCCACGTATTCGACGAGGGGAGATCCCCGACACCGAGGATGAGGCGAAGAAAGTCCTGGAACTCTACAAAGGACAAGGAGGTCGAGTGCGTCCTCATGGTGGTACTCGTTCTGCGTTCGTACCCGAAGGCATGTCCCATCTGTCCGCTCAAGTAGCGGAGGGGGACAACTACGACCACGTAATAGCCTATCGGAAGCCCAACCAGGGCAATCAACAGCAGCAACAGCAACACAAGAAGAAGCACGACAATCAGGGTGGTGGTAATCAGAATCAGAAACCATCGCAGTAACGTCACCAGAACTATGCCCTCCCTGGTTTGGAGGGCATACTCCTGGCGACTTGTCCAGGTACCACAGAGGAGATAGATATGAAATGAACCCGTTCACGTTTCTCTTTCACCTCGTCACCCTTGGCATGTTCCGCAAGTTCGAGGGTGCGAGAGTGCAATCTGGGATCAGGCGTGCAGTGATCGAGGTTGTCCTTCCGAAGTGGGGTTGTCCCACCAAGGATGGAATGCTCTCGTTCTTGCATCACTGGTTCTCAGAGGAGGAAGCGAACCACGCCATGTACTGGATGACGAATGGTCGCTTCACTACGCTGTACTTCGAGACTGAGAAGGATGCCAGTACCTTCATTAATCATCTCGTAGATCTGGTGGATTCCGATAACGTCGGATTTCCTCCAATCAAACTAACACCTGGGTATGTGTTCCTAGGTGACCGAGGTTACACCAACGTAGAATCTCTGTGTTGGTGTAAGGAATGTAAGGCGGTAACAGTGATGTCAGTGGCCGACATCTTCAGTGAAGATGATAGCGGTGCTGAGTGTGGTCAGTGTGAATCGTCTGACATTCTTCCTTTCGACGACATGAAACCAAAGGAGGTCGAGAAACATGTCAAGAAAGCAGCGGCGTAATGGGCAGTACAATGAGAAACCGACGGTCCAAACCCCGGTCCTCACGGCCCAAGAAGGTGATGTCGCAACGCCGGCGACGAACGGTGCCAACTTCTTCCGCCATTGGTGGAAGTGGGTGGGTGCTGTCGCCTTCGCAACCGTCCTCTTCTTTGGCTACCAAGTGGCCAAAGCAGAAGAGGCAGTTCCAACCCCGCAGCCTCCGAGCGAAGTGGTTGTCGAAACCATGGAGCCGGAAGAAACGGCGGAAGCGGAACCGGTAGTGGAAGAAGAACCTTCGAAGCTGGGCAACGCTCTGCGTTACCTTTTCAAAGGGGACGCTGCCGCTATCGTGAGTGAGGCAGAAGCCGACTATCAACGTCGCCTCGACGAACTGAATGCGAAGCAAGCACAGCTCGATGAGCTGGAGCTGATCATTCGGAACGAAGAGGAACTCTTGGCGAAAGCCAGAGCAGAGGTGGATGTCGGAATTGCCAACCTCGATTCGAGAGTGAAGGCGCTGACCAAGTGCGTGGCGAAAGCCATGGATGAGGAGGTGCCGAGTGAGCCGTGAGATCATCGCGACTTCCATCGCTCTCGCAACAGCCATCCTCACCTACATCATTCCTCCTCTCGTGCTGGGAGCGATGGTGCAGGTGTTGGCCACCGCCGTCCTGGTATACTTCGTATGGCAGGGGTGGGGCGGATGGATCATCAACCAAGCACGGCAACTCTTCGTGAGAGGAGAAAGCGATGGCATCGAGGCACAACCGGAGTCGCCGAGTGGAGTCTCCATTGCCACCGAGCACCGTCAGTTCGAACAGGACCGAGGTGGTAGTTCAACGGGGTAATGTACACCCCGTGCTCAAGGGGTTGCTGACCTTCTGCCTGACGGTGCCAACACTGGGTTGCATCGTGATGGCAATGGGTGCATGGCGAGTACACAACGATCAGTGGGACGGAGGACTCACTGCGTTCGTCATCATCACTGGTCTCATTGGCCTTTGCCTGATTCCAATGCTGGATAAGGCAGACTGACAGTGACCTCAACCTGCCCCTTCTAACGAGGGGGCAGTCTGGGTCTCACTGCAAACACAACTACAGGAGGGTTTATGCTGAAGACCTTTGTGATCTGGGCAGTGTTGGTTCTCAACACCGAGGATCAAGGCAAAGTTCCGGTTGCCTTGCACTCACCAGATCGTCCGTTCACCAGTGAAGAAGAGTGTATCGTTGCCAGCAACGTGCTGGTCGAGAAGCTCAGCAAGGATCTCGCGTCCTTCGGCGTCGAGAACTTCGGCATCATGGCAACATGTGTGCCGGAAGTTCACGGCGTTCAAGGACTCCGCACGTACTACATGTAAGGAGTAGTACATGGAGACAGGATGGGCGGGACACCTTTACCTATTCGTCGGGACTGTGATGATACTACTCATCACAGGGGTGTCGCCGAAACTCACGTCGAGAGATCAGATCGTCAGTCAAGCTACGTGGTGGAGAGGATTGCGAGTGAGTGAATCCTCTCGCTTGGGTGGCGATGCCGTGTGGACCACGGCACACGTCATTGTTTAGCCGACCACATACTACACTCCGGAGCCGTACAGCAGGGGTGAGTGGGGAGTTGGTTCGAGACCAACCTAGAACTGGTAGGTGACACCCCCTAGTATGATGGTCGTTAAATATCGGCGGTTTCTTTTTGTCGGTGCGAGGTTCAACTCCTCCATACTATCCATGTTCTGAGCATGGACGTATGCATGGTGATGATTGACTCTGTGAAACGCCATAATCAGATTAGATCATTAGGATGGTGCTGACACAACTCACTCATGGGCTAGAGGTGCCACCCTTCTACCAAGAATGGAGGGTGGATGGTGCTTCCAAGGACTTCAATAGTTGATGCCTGATCTAGGGGACACCTCGAAAGAGGATCGGTACAAGTCCGATATAAAACGAGATCGAGTGACAGGGCTGGCGAGGAGCTGTGACGACTTTACGCTCGGGACTCTACTTACCCGTAAAGACAAGTAGACGCAGAACTTACTGTGATAACAAATGTAAATGCCAGTAACCAGAAGTTATGTGTTGCCGTCCGAGAAAACGCCACGGTACGACGGCAGCATTTGATTTCTTCCAGCTCATTCTAAGTTGGAGATGGCAATGTTGGAGAAAGTGGGGGAGGCAATCCTCCATGTTCTCATGCAGGTGGCGATTACGTTGGCTATCCTAGTCGGATGCCTCTTTGTAATCTGCGCGATCGGATCTGTGTCTGCCATGGATACGAACCCTTCGATCATTACCGAAGGAGCTAGTTCCCCAGACACGGCGAAGGGATGGCACCCACCTCTTCTCTTATAACAATTACAAAGGAGGATCGAAATGTCTACACGGGCAGTCGATCTCGCAATTTCCCAGTTCGAGTGTAAGTGTCATGCTCTGATTGCTGATCTTAAAGCAGCGTCTAAGGAGTATGAAGGAGATGCTCTAGTTGCAGCGATCGAGGAGATCGGTAGTCGCTACGGCATGACTCTGTAAAAAGAACTGGAGTCTTCGCGTTCTCATTGAACGGTTGTGCGAATACGCCAAGAGTCACAACCCCAACGGTTGAATTGAGGTGAGCCATGCTTTCTCAATTCGGGGTGTCGCCTGGGGATAGCATGCTACTTCAGGCGATTGTCATCAACCAGGTCCGACTCATCTGGGCATTGACGGTAGTTCGTGCACAACACGAGCTGCACATGCGTCAGGTGGCTCGGGCCTACCGAAGCCATGTTGGCAGAGGATAAGGTCGATGCGGTGGCTGAATCCGCTTGTCTGGTTCTCTGCACTGTGGCAGTACGTGAAGCAACACTTTGTTGCGTGGCACCTTTCGGAGGGCATCACGTGGGCCAAGGCGGCGTTGCTTAGCTTCGCCGTTCCCAATTGGGCACGAGACGCGTGGGAAACTGCGCCTGTCGTGTGGGACCAAACTGTCACGACGTGCAAAGTTCTGGCTGAGGTGTGTGTGGAGCTCTTCCAAAACACCTCTTGAGGATTCTAACTAGAAGCGCACGATCGAGGAGGTACTGATGTACGATCCTTGTATTCCCGAAGCGCTCGACATGTTCCGAGACATGACGACGAAACACAAGCGAGAGCTGTATCGCAGTCAGCTCATTTGGAAAGAGATCAAAGCGGAAGATGGATCCCTGATCCAGCTCGTTCCTGTGCTGGACATGGAATTCAAGTTCTGATGTGATCTGAGTACATGCCAACACGCAGCCTCAGCACATATCGTTACCTCGTGAAACAGGTACCGGCGTAGTCTGTTGACGTGTGCTGGAATTTCTCTATGGTTAGCGCGGTCCAAGTTGTCCCGCCAGATGATAAGGACATCGCTAACCATGCCTCTCGTAAGTGGAAAATTCGTTCGTCACACACCATGTACTGAGTGTAATAGCTCAGACGCCAACTCATTGTACGTTAAACCTGACGGTACGTACGATGCGTACTGCTTCTCGTGTGGACACTACGACAATGACCCGTTGGATCAAGGCACCACGACAAATGATGGTCAGATCAGCGAGGTTAGAGAGTTGCATACTCTCACTCATTACGTCGAGTGTCCCACGAGAGGCATCCCCTCCCGCGGTATACACCAATCCACCTGTGAATTCTACGACGTTAAGACTATTCTAAATGGGCTAGATGGGCAAACCCCAGTAGCTATTCTCTTTCCATATTATATATATACTAGTAATAATATATATAATAATATGGAACTATCTGGTTATAAGAAGAGAATACTAGATAGTAAGATCTTTAGTTCTATAGGTAATACTAAAGATACTCTTCTCTTCGGACAGAATAAGTTCTTAGATGGAGGTAAGAGATTATATATTACTGAAGGAGAGATAGATTGTTTATCTCTTTATCAAGTTCTTAAAGATCTAGCTAGTATAGAATATAAACACTTACATCCATGTGTTGTGTCTGTCCCTCATGGTGCCCCCTCCGCAGCTAAAGCCCTCGCCCATAACAAATCCTTCCTCGATAAGTTCGAACAAATCATCTTAGTCTTCGATCAAGATGAGGCAGGCGAACAAGCCGTAACACAAATCTGTTCCTTCCTCGATCCCTCCAAAGTACGGGTAGCTCACTTCTCTGAGAAAGATCCTAATGACATGCTCATGAAGGGTAAGGCCTCAGAGCTCAAGTGGAGCGTTATAAGCCACGCTAAACCGTACGTACCCTCAGGTATTGCCACCTCCCAAAGTCTTCTCATAAGCGCACTGGAGAGCCCTACGAAGGGGTATTCATGGCCTTGGCCTAGTATGACTAAGCTAACCATGGGTATCAGACCTGGTATCCACCTCATTGGGGCAGGTGTAGGGGTAGGTAAGACCGAATTCTTTCACGAACTGATATGGAATCTGACACATGAACTTAAAAGACCAACTGGTATCTTTCTTTTGGAAGAACCCCCGTCGAAAACTATTCGAATACTGGGAGGGAAAACGCTTAATATTCCTGCCCACCGATCGGATATCGTGGTTGATGTGGAGAAATTCAAGCGAGCACTATCGGAACTTAGTGAGCCAAGGGAGTACCTCTATGTCTTCGATCATTGTGGATCGAAAGACTGGGAAACAATATTTAGTCAAGCTAAGTATCTCGCAGCAATCCACGGAGTTAGAGATATTGTCATCGACCCCCTCACCGCTATTATCTCCCACGAAGAATCTACAGATCGAGCCCTCCATCGCATAATGGCAGAGATGTCATCCCTCACCCAGGACCCGTACAACTGTGCAGTGTATGTGTCCTCCCACCTTAACGAACCACCCCGAGATAAGACACCACACGAAGAAGGCGGACGTGTTCATGAGTCTCAGTTTGCTGGGTCACGTGCAATGATTCGCTTCGCTGACTACGTATGGGGATTGGAACGTAACAAACAACACCAAGATATACTTAAACGTAACACTACCACGGTACGTAATCTAAAAGATCGTCATCATGGTACTGCTACGGGCGAAACCTTCGAGATATTTTATGATCAAAGTACCGGTCGATACTTGGAGATGAACCTTGAATTTTGAATTAACCATGGCCCAGTACTTACATAATGAAGTAAGCAAGAAATTATATGAACCATTAGGATTTAAGTTCAAACCTTATTCAGGGACTTTTGAGCATTGGGGCGATAAACTTGTATTAGATAATTGGGATCATAAAGTAACATTAGAATTAAATTCACTAGAAGATCTCCTTGCATTTGTCGATAAGTATGGAGCTATCGTAGTAGATAGTAACTGGGATGTTGTAGAAGACATTATGCCAGAGAAATATTTAATCACAATCTATAATGATTACATGGAATAACAAATGAAAACATTCTTTCAAGCTTTACTTAAACATACCTCAGACATGGTAGCACGTCTCATTGTGTGGGGTGGTGTAGCGTACGGTACTTGGTGGCTCTTCGATGAAGAGGTCCGACAAGTAGGCAACTGGCTTATCGATACACTCGACAGGATCTTCTAATGAATAGTCGTACTCATAAATGGTTAGGTCACTTCTGGGGATTGAACTTCGCTTTATGCTTAGCGTTCTCGGGGTGGGTCTTCAATCAAATCCATGAAGTCCATTGGTTCTTTGTTATCATGGCTTCGCTTTCTATTAGCGCAGCAGTAATGCATTGGAGTTTTGCTAACAATGAGAAGGGGCAGAAAGCTAACGATGCCTAAGGATTTCGATCCTACGATGGATGCTAACGAAGCAGCAGAGATGTACGGCGCTGATGTTAGAACTATCTATCGATGGCGTAAGATCTACGAATCAGGGAACTACGTTCCTATGTCGTACGAAGAACGTGGTGCACTAGAGATGGAGACGTGTCGATGGAGAAACAACTGGATCAAGGCGAGATGGTGACCATGTTCAAAATCACCTGCCTTGATTGCGGGTGGAGCATAGTAGCTGATAGGCCTAACATGGAGTGTACCCGATGCGGATCGATGAACTTACTGGTGGATATGTATGAGGTTAGTGTTTGACATTGAGACTAATCCTATCGACTTCACTAAAGGAGATCATCTCAGGCAAGCACACACTGTATGGTGTATCTACACATACGACGTAGACACAAAGAAAGAAAAGTATTGGGCTAATGACGATGGTCCTTTCGTAAACGAATTACTAGCTGAATGTCTTCACTATCTAGGTAATGCAGATGAACTCATCGGACACAACATCATTGAATTCGACATTCCCGTCCTGGGCACTTTATTTAATTTCAGACCTAAAGGACGACTCACAGATACTCTTGTCCTATCTCGACTCTTTAACCCCGACCGAGAAGGGGGACATAGCTTGGAGTCTTGGGGTGAACGACTTAAATTCTCTAAAGGAGAGTTTAATGACTTCACTAGATACAGTGAGAGGATGCTTGAATATTGTAGAACTGATGTCCTCCTCACGGAACAAGTACACAGAGTACTGTCAAATGACATACCAGAATGGGGAGAGTCAGTTGAACTCGAACACAGAAGCGCTGACATCATTGCCCGACAATCCGATTACGGATTCTACTTCGATCAAGTAGCAGCTAATAAACTCTTAGAAGATGTAATTAGGCAGATCAATGATATTGATAACGATCTTATCGGCCATCACCACCTTAGGGTTATACCTGGTACTACGGTCAACAAGCCCTTCAAAATATCAGGGCAATTGGCCGTGGCTACTCATCGAGCTATTGATAGTGTCGGGCTCAGTGACAGTAGCATTGCTGGCCCTTTTAGTACTTTCGTTTATGATAAGATTAATCTAGATTCCGATCAACAACTTAAAGAATATCTACTGGAGATCGGATGGAAACCAGACGAATACACTCCTACCGGACTACCCAAAGTAACTACGTCTTCCCTCGAAGCGTTCACGCCTATCGGTCCGAAGGTTTTGCTCCGAGGCCAGCTCGCTCACCGTCGTGGTCAGATCGAGGGCCTGCTCAAATTCGTTCGGGACGATGGACGAATCAGTGGAGGTGCGAACCCTTGTGGGACAAACACAGGGAGGATGAGACACAGACGGATAGTCAACATACCGAAGACGAACGTCTTTCTAGGCCACGAGATTCGAAGTCTGTTTACCGCTACTCCTGGAAAGATCTTAGTTGGGTACGACGCGAAGCAACTTGAGCTTCGAATATTAGCACACTACATTGGAGACAAGAGTTATGCAGATCGAATCATATCAGGCAATAAGCAAGACGACGTTCATGTCCTTGCAGCGAGAGCAGCTGGATCAACTGATCGAGACCTCGGAAAAACTATTAACTACGCTCTTATCTATGGAGCAAGAGATGGTAAACTGGGAGAAATTATCGGAGGATCAAAGCTCGATGGCAGTCTTTTGCGTAAACGATTGTACAAAGAAGTCCCTGGACTTGAAACACTCGTTAACAGCGTGGAGAAGGCATCTAAAAGAGGATATCTACTGGGCCTCGATGGACGAAAGATCTTCATACGCGAAGGAAAATCCCCCCTCAATGCCCTCATCCAGTCAGGCGGTGCCGTCTGTATGAAGTGGATTGCGTCATGGTTAGATGGCGCATTTGATTACGGACATAAAGTTTTAGACATGCATGACGAAGCACAATGGGAGATGGAAGAAAAACATTTACCAAAATTTATCTTCGATGTAACAGCAGCATTTCAAGAATGTACTAAACATTTTAACCTCAAATGTAGGCTAGAAGCAGATGTCAAACGTGGTAGAACTTGGGCAGAAACGCATTGAGTATACTGAGTTTTGGAAATTAGATATATACGTATACAATCCAGAGGTTGTTAATAAATTACTAGAGTTATCAAGAGATAACTATTGTGATGTATATGTCACTAAAGTTCAAAAAATGGAGTTAGGTTTATGAGTGAACATGAAGAAGAAAAAGTAAGTAAGTATGATGCATACGCACGTAACAAACTCTTGAATCTCTTAGTGTCTGAATGTCAAGAGTTAGGATTAGAATACAATCTATATGATGATCACGTGGTGATCTGGATTGGGAACCAGAGTTGACTCGTCGAGTCTAAGGACCACCTATGTACTGGAAAGTAGAACTTAGAAGTGAACCAGCAGAACCATTTGTTGTAAGAGCATATGGTAAGACAGGTTGGATGTGTGTCAACACAGGTAAGTTGTACCACTATCGTGATCTACAGTTCTTAGATAGATATGAAGACGAAGATCAAGACGAGACACAACCTCCAGAAGTTCAAGACGAAAACACATAAAGATAAAACTATCTACAATAGGAAAGAAAAGCACATGGCTAAATTTAATCCGAGCGCTAAAGAAAGTAAACCCCAATTCGAACTGATTGCTGAAGGTCCACATCCAGCTCGATGCTCTCGTATCATTGAGATCGGAGAACAAGAATCTCAGTACGGCGTACAAACGAAAGTGATCATCGCTTTCAACGTTACTGATTCGTTCATCACGATGAGTGATGGTACGCAGAAGCAACGTATGATCTCGAATCCTTTCGGGATTACGATGAGCAACAACGAGAAGAGTACGATGGCTCAATACACGAAGGCACTTAACCCTCGTGCTGCTGACCTTGGTGACTTCCTTAATCGTACGTGTCAAGTTAGTGTTATCCACTATAAGAAGGATGATATCGTTCGAGATCGACTCGACTCGGTAGCTCCCATTATCCCGGGACTCCAAATCCCTGAGCTAGACATCACTCCCTTCTGGTTCAAGTGGGATGCTCCCGAAGTCGAGCAATGGGAACTCATTCCTGAGTTCACTCAGAACCTGATTCGTAACGCGAAGAACTTCAAGGGCTCTGCTGTCGAAGACATGATCAAAGCCTATGAAGCCAGTGGTACGAAAGAGACTCCGTTTTAATTGTACTCGATGCAACCACACGTGGACACCTTACTACGACAGTAGTCCGTTGTGTCCACAGTGTGGTGCACCACCCCCTCACAACAGAATGGTGTACTCGTATGATTCTAGCAGAACAGATCGAACGGATCCTGATCAATCTCCTGATGTTACCACTGATCTATCTGATCCCGAAGACTAATGCACGCACTCATTGATGCCGACATATTTTGTTATGCACACGGTGCTGCTGTAGACGAGGATAAGAATCCCCTGCCGTGGCCTCTAGTCAAGGCACGCATCGATGCGCAACTAGATTCGATACTCAATGCTACCCAAGCTACGTCGTGGCAAGGGTATCTCACAGGACCTGGTAACTTCAGAGATAAGATAGCTACTATCAAGCCGTATAAAGGCACACGTGATAGAGCTGATCGTCCCTTCTGGTACCAAGGAGTTTATAATTATCTACGTGATGAACGTGGATGTAAAGTGATACAAGGAATGGAGGCTGACGATGCAATTGCGATCGCAAGCGACAAAACAAAAGACTCGTGGGAAGCAACCACAATCATTTGTTCAAAAGATAAAGACTTACGTCAAGTCCACGGTTGGCACTATGACTGGCCGACCAACCAAAGCAAGCAAGAAGAAATCTTCTGGGTCTCCGAAAAAGGGGCGTGGAAAAGCTTCTTCAAACAATGCCTCATTGGGGACCCTGTAGATAATATCTTAGGACTCTATGGTATTGGACCTAAGTCTAGTTGCGTCGACCAACTCAACGACGTTGCCGATGAAGTCGAGATGTTCTCGATTGTTAAACGAGAATATGTTCGACGATTCGGAGCGTACTGGAAACTCTTCCTCGAAGAGACAGGTACGCTTCTCTGGCTGTTAAGATTTGAAGGTGATAGTTTTAAGGATAGACTAGAGTGGTTATTGGAAAACGAATACCAAAGAAGGATCCAGCCAAACGGAGACAATTCTTCTCCTACGAAGTCGAGTGGGGTGGAGCAAACAATAATGCACCTAGAGTGGGATACATCCACTTCACGGACCTAGACAAAGATAAACAAAGAACATACATTTTCGAATTCAGTAGTAAACCTACGGTAACTACAATCTACAGACTGATCAATGAGATCGTCGCTATATTAAATGCAGAGTTAGATTGTGGTGTATTTGAGGTCAAGGAAAGACCTGCACCTACACCAGAGTATTCCGATTATCGTAGGGCCTACATAGACAGGAAGGCGGAAAAGAGAAAAGCTAAACAACAACAAGGATCGTTAATCGGAAAGAACGATCGCTCAGGAAAAGGAATTCCAAATGAGCTTACCGGTACCGGTCGACGTATCGAAGATCTCGGATTCAATATTTAATGGACTCGATGCACTCTTTACGTCCGACGAGGAAAAGAAAGCGGCTAAGCTTAAAGTTATGGAGGTTATGCAACAACCTCATATACTTCAAGCAATGGCGAATATTGAAGAAGCGAAGCACACTTCGATCTTCGTGGCTGGATGGAGACCCGCACTAGGATGGCTAGCTGCCATCTGTTTAGGATATGCTTGGATCATAAAAGATTTCTTGATCATCATCCTAACAATAGCAGGATCGTATAGCCAATCCTTTCACGAAGCACAACAAGTAATTACTTTACTACCGACTACTAACACAGAAGATCTAATGACACTAGTCATGCTCCTCTTAGGCCTCGGTGGTATCCGTGCATATGAAGCTAAGCATGGTGTAAAAAGAAATAATCTATAATGGGTGCAAAAATAAGGAAGAGTAAGAGAGCTAAGTATAGATCAGGTCTAGAAAGAAAAGCTGCTCTTACTCTTCACAAGAAGAAGATCCCGTTCTCGTATGAAAAAGAAAAGATCGTATATGTAATACCTAGTGTAGAAAGAGTATACGTACCTGACTTCATGATCACTACGAAGAGTGGAAAGAAGATCTTCATAGAAACAAAAGGGATATGGGATGCTGAAGATAGACGTAAGCATCTCCTTATCAAACGACAAAGACCTGACTTAG